AATGCGTCTATCGGCTTATTAAGAAGGTTTCCGTTCTTATCCTCAACCCACTTATAGTTCTGGAGTTCTTTTATTAGGTTGCTGCTCCGTGGTGTTACGAACAGCTTGTGTCGTTTGAGAATATCAATCCCCGAGTTTACCGAGTCAGCTCCCTTTACGGTTGGCTTTACGTTCCACCCGAAGCGGTGCAACTCATCAATAGACTTTGGCTCTGCGGAGTCCGCAAAGATTTCATCCCGCCTGTCTAAACTGAATGACTGAAAATGGGCGTGGATGTCTCGGTTTGTGAGTCCCGTTCGGTAAATGAGTTCGTCAAGGTATAGGTGGTTGTCCAACTGGTAAACGGCCACGAGTGCGGTCGGGTCGTTGGTGTAACCGAAGTCAAGTCCATAGCTGATAAGTTTTGCGTCTGTTGGTATTTCGGATTGCCCGAACTGGAAGATGGTAGCTCTGGACATTCCTCGTTCACCGAGGCCGTAGATACGCCAGTAGTCTTCGTCGGTGTCTCGTAGGCGTTCTATTTCGTCAACAATCGATTTGTCAAGGAACGGGTTATCCTTGTAGGTACTTTGTATGTACGTTACGTCGTCACGGATTAGCAGTTTGTCGTAAATCCAATGGAAGGAATCGGACGGGTTGTAGTCAAGCCATATCTTGCCCGTGGTGCGGACAAGCAACTGGAAGAAGTCTTCCCAACTTAATTCATTCGCCTCATTGCAGAATAGGTAATCACGTCTTGCTCCTCGTTTCTTCTGTGGTTGGTCAAGCGAAAGGAACTCAAATAGGTTTCCGTTTAGTGAATAGGTGAAGTCGCTCTTGTTGTGCCTGGACTCGTCGTAAAGATTCATATTACGAAGGATTTCCATAAAGTCACGGTAGGCCGTCATCTTCAGAGACGGGAGCGACTTACGGACAATAGAGAAGACCTTCCCCTTTTCTTGCATAGCCAACACAATCAGCATCTGCAAAAGAGAATAGGTCTTACCTGACCTTGAACCGCCTTGGTTAACTACGATGCGTGTTGGTGCTTCGTAGTTGCGCTCGAACAGTTCACTTGTCTTGATTTCCAGAACGGACAATTTCTACCTTGATTTGGGTTAGCTCTTCGGAGACCTCGTGTTTGTTTTCGACTCTTGCGAGTTTAGGCGTGGTGTACTCCGCCATCTTGCTAAGTAGGTCAAGTGCTGCCTTCGGGTCTTCCGCTGCAACCTCACTAAGCCAGATGGTCATATTCTCCAAGTTATCCTCAATCAGCTTTTGAAAGGCTTCTCGAATCTTGCCCGTGTTCTTGTTTGGAATGCCCGCAGGTCGTCCTGACGGGTTTCCACTTACGCCTTTTACTAAGTTTGGATTTCCTCTTGGCATTTTGTACTATTTAGATTTCTTCTAAATAACCAACCGCTCTAACCTAATGTCGTTAAAGTCGTGGATATTAAAATTAGTTAACATATCTGCGTGGAGCTGCATAGCGATGTCGAAGGCCTTGTCTTCTGTTAGTTCACGAATGGCTTTGTTCCAGTCTCCTTTATGGGCAACCTTAATGCAGTTCTTATCCGTTAGGTGTTTAGCGTATGGTGCAACATCACTAATAATTAACGCACAACCAGCGAATCCTGCCTCAACCATCTTTAGGTTTGATTTGCAGCGATTAAACTCACTTGGGATAAGTGGAGCAAGTGCAACGTCAAAGGCTTGGTACATCGCTCCGTATTCGTTCGGGGGCATTGTTTGGAGTTTGTATCTTGCTCGGCTGGCTTCAACGTATCCCCCGATGTCGGCAACGTAGGATTCCACTACGGAAAGGTCTATGTTGTTTTGCAATAGGTCAGGCAGGTGACTGATGCCTGCAACGTAACCGAAGCGCATCTCTTCCGAAGGCTCTCGGGTTATTTGCCATTGCGGGTCGTTAGGGTCAAGGCCGTTTGGAATGATTACGACATTCTTGTTAATCTTCCGAATCTTGTCGGCTAAATACTGTTGAGTTGTCCATACCTCATCAGCAAAGTACATCGAGTTTCTTATGCGGTGTTCGAGTCCTGCTTTGTCGTATGTGATTTTAGAGGGGTGGTCTAACGCTAAATGCCACCAGTCGTCGTTATCGATAATTACTTTTTTCCCTGATTGCTTGCAGATGGCAAAGAAGTTGGCGAACGACTCCCCAGAGAACGGAACGGCTCTGGAAAAGATAACGTGCGTGATGCCCTCCCAGTTGTCTGCTTCGATTGTCTTCTTGTAGTTGATTATCTGGAAATCAATAAGCCCCTTCTCCTTCAATAGGGATAGGGGCTTGTAGATGCGGTGGTAGACCACGCCAGAGTTTTCATCTCCGATGCAAAGGATGCTTGGCTTCATCTTAAATAGTTGTAGTAACAAAGATACTCTTGATGCGTCTTAATCTTCGGGTTACCTGACATTAGTGCTTGGGCAAATAGTCCATCTCCTTCGTATATGTATTCAAATCTTGCTTTGCCTATAAACCCAATGCGAACCATATACGAGGCGGTGTCAACAGTTCCAATGCGTGGATTTTCGGTAGCGTGTAGGCGTGGGTCTCCGTTACGAAAGCATTGCGCCCAGTTGATAAAGTCCTCGGTGCTATCCTTGACGGCTTCAAACCAGTTCGGATGTATTACGTTGTCGTCATCCAAGAAGTAAACGTAGTCGTTGTCGCTTGCTGATGCCTGTAGGTAGTCAATGGCTAAATTGCGGAGCGGGTGTCCCCAAGCACCACCGAGGTTAGAACGGATAACCTTTACTCCTTTTGGCACGTCTTTCTTGCTTGTTGAGTAATCCATAAACACCGTCCAACTACAACCAGCAGGAATTGTCTCCCGCAAGTGTTCGAGGTTCTCAGGTCTTGAGCAAGGGGTAATAATGTGTATCATAGTCCGCAGTATCCTGAATCGCATTCGTTAAAGTCAGAGTCAAATAAATCAAATTGTAGTTTGTGTTCCTTAATCTTTTGGTAGGATATTTCCTTTTTGAATCTTGCTTTGTCATTCTCTTGGTTTACAAACCAATCAAACTTAGATGGCTCCTTCTCTGACATATGCTTCAGAAGGATTTCGTTTCGATGGAAACACCCTACGCAGTTATTCATATAGGCAAACCTAATCGGCTTGTCTTCCCAATACTTTTCTATCTTGTCCTTAAATATCTTGTCGTCTATCAATGGGAATTGAGTAACTCTATACGGCATCTCTTGCCATTTGTTCCTGCCTGTGTCGGATTTAGACACGGAGAACTTATCCCACTCGTAGCCGTCTTCCCTTCGCTTCTCCATCATACGAACGGCTCTTGATAGTTCGTTTGCACGAAAGCCAATACGCATCTCTACAGGCAACTCGGTATTCTCGTAGCACCAACGCTTAATCGGGTTAACCTTTAACTCCGTGGTGCAGTAGCGTTGCGTGACGTTGGGAAGGTATCTGTATTCGTTCCCATCTTGCTTTACCCCCTTGATAATAACCTCGTCGAATGTCGGGCCAGTTATCCAAGTGATTTTGCGCCCGATGTACTGCTCAAGGTCGAGCATCGTGTAAATGATGTCGTCTTGCTCTAATGTACCAATGAACTCTTGACCAATTCTATCTGATACAACCTGCCTAATCTTCGCATCAGGAAACAAGCAGGACTTGTCGTCCGTCCTAACAAGCGAGAAGAGTTCAACGTCGGCAGGATAGTTCGCCGCTATGTACGAACTGGTCTTGCCACCAGATAAAGAATTGATAGTTGTCATTGTGGTATTTTTCTCAAATGTACCGCTTTTAAGAATTCCTTCGACAACTCAACTCCGAAATCTGCTTCGTGGTGGCACTCACGGCATAAGGCCATTAGGTTTTCGATTACGTCTCGGGTCTTGCTCCCACCCATACCCCTCGGTTCGATGTGGTGAATGTCTACGGCTCGCCTGTTGCAAACCTCGCAAGGGATGAACTCAACAGGGTTTAACCCCATCGCCTTGAGGTAAATCTTCGTGTGCTTCTTCATAATGTTCTCCAGAGTTTCCGTTACGAATAATAATACGGAGGCGTTTCTCCTCCTCGTCTTCTACATAGGTGTAATTGGCGCAGCTCATAAATTTATATTGTTGTCATTCATTAACTCCCGCAGTTGTTCACGGCAGGCATAGTACGCTTTCAGTTCCCCTTCCGAGGTTGCGTCTGGCGCATACTTGGTGTTGCCCCTTAGCCATTGGTCTAAATCCCAAAGGACGGAGTGCATTTTAGAAGCGGATGTTGCCAAGTCAAATTCTATCTGGTCTTCTGGCAAGTTGTATTCGATGGTCGCTTTCAATTCTCGTTGGTGTTATAGGTTTCAAAATAGTATTGGTCGTTAATTTCTTTACCACCAGAGTTTTTGCAGTCAAGCCATCCGATGTCGTAAGCATTCATAATCTGCCACCTCTCCATCTCCTTGGCTTTTTCAATTAAATGATACATACTGCTATGAACTCCAACTGTGCTTTCAAGTTTTACAAACTCATACTCAAGCCACTCTAATGCTGTTCGGTTTGCTGTTTCTGGTTTCATTTCTCTTTGATGTTCCAATACATTTCGCATTCACCGTTTTTAATAGGGGATGTCATAAAGTAGGACTGAAGCATTCCAGCGGTAGCCGTGAAGCGGTAGCAGGTCTCCCGAAGGTCACAGCCCCTGCCTGTGCATTTAGTAATGTCGGTCATAACTGACCAATGATTGTATAATTATCCAACTCTGGCTCCTCCACGCCCATAAAGAACTCCTTGTATATGGAAATCGCCTCTTGCAACTTCTTCTCGCCCTCTTCAATAAAAGCAGGGCTAACCGTGTAAATGCCCACGTCCAAGCTTGCCTTGTCGATTGCGATAAATATAAACTTATCAATCGGCACGCCAAACAAGCGGGTGTAGATATACGCTTGCATATCATAGCAATATTTTCGAGCTGAAAACGGCCAAGCTCGCAAATCTTGAGTTGTCTTCAAATCTGCAATAAATCCATCCCCAAGGATGTCGGCCTTTGCTCTGAAAGGAATACCGTCTATCATCCCAATAGCAGGAACCTCGAATTTACATCCCTGAATATAGCCGAGGACTTGCTCGTTGCGTATCAAGGCATCTGCGATGCGCCTGGCCTCGTTGTATTCCTTCTTGGTTATGATTTGTCCGCCTCTTGCTTTGGCTTCCTTCCACATATTCGTGTTCTTGCTCTGAACATCGATAATGTCGTACTCCTCAACACGGTGCGGCTCCAGAGCCATAAGGTGAACCAGTCTACCAACGGAGAAGGCATCCGATTCATCTTGTCCGTACTTCGTGACGTAGTGGTACGTCTTAGGTGATTGGAGCAGTAGTTTACAGGCCGAAGAAGAAAGTGCGGCCTTTGAAAGATACCCGTAGTAAAACGAGTCGTCCATCATCTTTTCAACAACGGTTGCCTTATCCCAAGTGCTTCCGTCTAATAGTTCAATTATTTTCATTTGAATAAAAGTATACATTTTTTAGCTACGGCCGACACAACATCAACAGTTACTGCGTTTCCACATTGTTTGTAGCGATGGGTGTTGCTTACTGGTTTAACCTCTCCATCGTAATTACCAAAGGAGGTGTGGTCATCAGGGAATCCCTGCAAGCGTTCGCACTCAATAGGGGTAAGCCGTCTGATGCGGTAGCCATCAAACATCCGTAGGGAATTGTGGTGCGGCTCTTTTAGTGTTGGGGATTCGTCTCTTGCTACACGATTGTACAAGTCAAGTGCTTGCGGTTCTCCTTCTATAAGGTTGCTATTTTCGATTGTTTCGTTTAGGGCTTTGCTTGAATAGTTTGGTTCTATTACCATATTCATAGTTACATCAGATGTCAAGCAATTTGATTCTCCTTTTTTATTTAATTCAAAGCGTTGCTTGAACTCAATACC